ACTTGACTGCTGCTACCACAGCTCTAACCGAAACATCCGATGTAACTCCAGTTGCATTGGGTAACCCATCTCAAGTTACTGTAACTGTTACCGAATACGGTAATGCAGTTGAGCAAACTGAGAAGGTAAACCTTGCAGCATTCTCTGACATTGACACAATGATTGGTGATGCTATTGCATACAACGCTGCCGATACTCTCGACAAGCTTGTTGCTACTGCCCTTACAGGCGGAACTGTTGTTAAGTACGGCGGAACTCGTACATCAACAGCAACTCTTACAGCATCTGATGTTCTTTCAACAACAATGCTTCGTAAGGCTCAAACCACCCTTCTTGAGGCATCAGCACAGCCTCGTATCGGTGATCTTTACACCTTGTTCATCCACCCTCGTCAGGCTTTCGACCTTCGTGCCGAAACCGGATCAGGTGGATTCGTTGACATTCACAAGTACACAACCGAGAATGTTGGCAACCTATTGACTGGCACCATCGGTGTTCTTGAAGGATTCCAAGTTGTTCAGACAACTCGTGTACCTTCAGGTGCAGACGGTGCTTCATCTGCAACTGTTTACAAGGCTGTTGCAGTTGGTAAGGAAGCTCTTCTTGAGGCTAATGTTTATGATGTACAAACCGTCATTGCACCTCAGATCGACATCCTTCGCCGTAAGTCAGCACTCGGCTGGAAGTACTTCGGTGGCTGGGGCATCTTCCGTGATGCAGCAGTTTGCCGTTTGGAAACTGGTGCATCTGCTCTTTAATCGGAGCTAATTAGTTGAGGGGGTGGGGCAACCTGCCCCCTCTCTACTAAAGGAGAGAAATGGCAACTTATACCTTTTACCCACCGCAAGTGATGGAAGGTTTCCCACTACGAGACAAGTGGTGGAGGAGAGTTGTATCTCCACGAGGAGTGGCAGTCTTGATTGATGGATCAACTGTGACTACATCTCGAGCAGTAACTGAAGACGAATTAGAAGAATATGATTATGTCTTCCTCGGTGGAAGAAGTCATGTCGTAAGCGAAGCGGTTAAAGATGTTTTAGTGGGTCTTGGATATACAATAAAGACTCAAGCAGAAGCCGATGCAGCATCGGATGAAGCACATAGTGGATTCTTAGTATTGAGGTCATAATGCCGTGTAGAACAGGTTGCCCCACACAAGATCACGAAAACTGGGGAGAGTGCCTAAGAGCTTCAGGTCTACAAGTTAATACAGGTGATGCCAATAGCAGAAGAACGATGTCTCAGAAGTCTTGGGATGCAGAACTCAATGCTTACAAGTCAGCGATTGACCAAGGCATTGAACCAGCAACAACGAATATGAAAGACATTCGAGGAGCTGTTGAGTTATCGAATATGGCTGGTAAAGCCTTCGATGCCAACACTAATAGTTTTAAGGAATAGACATGACAACCATCGTTGGAATCCAAGGCAAAGGCTGGGGCCTTATAGCAGCGGATTCATTGATGGTATCTGGTAGTCAGAAGTTCATAGCAACTGGTATGGATAAGGTCATAGAAAAAGGTGAGTATGTCTTTGCCTTTGCTGGCGATGCAATTGCCGGGGATATAGCCAACTTTAGTTGGACTCCACCAAAGATACCTAAGGTGGTCAATTTAGATAAGTTTATGATGACGGATCTTCTTCCGTCACTTCGTCAAGCGTATGCAGATTATGGATATGATCCTTCTCCAAAGAAGGAAGATGGAATGCCTAATGAAGATGCTGGCTTTGATGCCCTTATATGCATCCGTGGCAGGATCTATCAGATAGATAATGATTTCTCTTGGTGCAGAGATGATCGAGGAATATATGCAGTTGGATCTGGTGGATCCTATGCAGCAGGTTCTCTATCAAGAGCTACAATTTCAATAACCAATACAAAGGTAGCGGCCAATGAGGCCAGAAAAGCAATAGAGATTTCCGCTTCGTTTGACATAAACACAGGTGGAAAAGTCAAGGTAATCACTCAAAGGGAGAAGATCGATGTCAGCAAAAGGCGAAAAGTACAAGTCCAAAAAGGCAAAGATGAAGCACGAAAAGTCTGAGGGCAAGAAAGAACGCATGATGGAGTACGGCAAGAAGGGCATGAAGAAGGCTGGAAAGAAGAAGTAATGAAGAAGCCAGCCAAAGTCAAGAAGGTAATGAAAGAGTTCAAATCAGGAACTCTTCATTCTGGAAAGAAAGGCCCTGTAGTTAAGAGCCGTAAACAAGCTATTGCAATAGCATTATCCGAAGCAGGAATGTCCAAGAAGGGCAAGAAGCGTGGCGGAAAAAAGAAGTAAGGCAGATCCTCGGCTTAAGAGAGCCGGGGTATCTGGCTTTAATAAGCCGAAGAGAACACCATCTCACCCAACTAAATCTCATGTGGTTGTAGCCAAAGAAGGATCAAAGGTTAAGACCATTAGATTCGGTCAGCAAGGTGTTACTGGCGATAAGAAACCAACAAAGCGACAAGCATCATTCAAGGCTCGTCATGCAAAGAACATTGCAAAAGGAAAGATGTCAGCAGCCTATTGGGCAGATAAGGTGAAATGGTGAAGAAGAAAGCATTCTGGGATCAAAAGAACCCAAAGAAAAAATCAACCAAACTAACACCTACCCAGAAGGCAAAGGCTAAGGCTCGTGCCAAAGCAGCAGGTCGCAAGTATCCAAACCTTGTCGATAATGCGGCAGTTATGAGGAAGGGTAAGTAATGGCAACAGGTACTAACGGAAGCACATTTACAGCAGAACTTAATCGTCTTGCTAATGGTGGCACTTATCCAGCGTTACAGAGTTATGTTGATGATGCTAAGGCTGCAAACACTTGGGCTGGCACAACTGGTCTGGATGTCGTTGGTGCCTTGAATACCAAGGCTGGTAATACCAGACCTAATTGGAAAGATCTTCGTGGTGTATGTAATCAACTTGGTGGCACAACCGATAAGGCTCCTGCTGCTGCCCTAAGAGCAAGAGAGTCCTAATGTCAACTACCTTCGGACAACTAATCGACAAGGTTGCATTCAATATCCAAAGTGGTGCAGCCCAGCAAGAGACTGCTACTTGGATCAATCAAGCAGGTGGTATTACCTCATCTGCTACTTCATTCATAGTCAACGAAACCAACCAAATGGGTCGTGGTCTTATCGAGATTGGTGATGAACTTATCTATGTGGATAAGGTCGATAACCTAACTAAGACTGTCACCGTTGCACCTTGGGGTCGAGGATTCCGTGGCACCACAGCAGCTACTGCTGCTAATAGTGCAAAAGTTCTCATTGCTCCTGTTTATCCTCGCAAACTTATCAAGGATGCAATCAATGATACTATTCAGGCTTCATACCCAGAACTGTTTGCAGTAGGAACCCACACCTTCTCCTTCAATTCAGCAGTAACTACCTATTCACTTCCAGCGACTACAGAGTATGTCCTTGATGTTAAGTGGCAGACCATTGGATCGACCAAAGAGTGGCTCAATGTTCGGCGTTACAACACCGATAAGGTGGCTAACACAACAGAGTTTGCCAATGGTAAGACAATCAATATCTTTGACTCCATCGATCCGGGTCGTACTGTTCAGGTTGTTTATGCTAAGGCTCCGTCAGTTCTAACATCCGATAGCGATGTATATGAAACCGTTACAGGTTTCCCTTCAAGTTCGATTGATTGCATTACTTATGGTGCAATGGCTCGTCTGCTTATGAATATAGATGCAGCTCGAGTTCCTGCACAGTCTGTTGAATCAGATATGCTCGATCAAACCAAGCCTATTGGAAGTGGTTCCTCTACGGCTCGTATGTACCTTGGTCTTTACACCCAGCGACTTCAGCAAGAAGCAGCAGGACTACGAGATCTCTATCCTCCCCGACTCCACTATAAGAGGTAACGAATGGCACAAAATAGATACTATGCCTCAACGGCAAAGCAAGCCTCGCTATCATCCTCAATCGATGGTGTTGTTACATCGATTACTCTGGATCTAACGACTGGCTTCCCTACCAACTATCCATATTCTCTGGTTATCGATCCAGATACTAACAAGGAAGAGATCATTACGGTCACTTCTTCTGGTGGTGGAACGACACTCAATGTCACTCGTGGAGAAGACGGTACCTCGAATGTTGCCCACTCTGCTGGTGCAACAGTTCGTCACATTATTTCGGGTCGTGACTTTAATGAATTTTCTGCTCACCTTGGATCGACAGCAAGCCCAACAACATCCGGGATTCACGGTATTACAGGTAATGTTGTGGGTACATCTGATACTCAAACACTTACTAACAAGACCTTAACATCACCAACTATTGATGGTTCTGGAATCATCTTTGAAGGTGCAACTGCCGATGCCTATGAGACAACTCTTAC